TAAAATTATTCAGCGTGAAAATGTTGAAGAAATGATGAAACCTGAAATGATGAACGCTGATTTCTCAAAAGACATTGAAGATATTAAATTATCATTAAACAACCTTCTTGATTTGGTTGGTTCTATGAACGGAAAATTCAAGACAGAGTTCAACTCATTAAAAACCGATTTTGAATCGTTTAAGAAATTACCAGAAAGAAAGTCAGTTGAGGAGGTAAAAACCTACACTGAATCTTTTGCGGATTACAGATTAAACATTATCAAAAATCAACTAAAAAAATAAATTAAAATAATGGAAAACAATAAGAAAAAATTATCATTTGCTTATGACTTGTCTGCTTTACCAACTTACAACAGTTATGGTTCAGACATGTTGATTAAAGCAATTTTGGGATTGACCTTACCAAAGTATGCATCTATCAGAGCAAACTTGAAGGGTACAACGGAAAAAGTAGGTTTTGTAACCAACGATATTTATTTACAGGATTTGAGTTGTGGATTTGACCCATCAGGTACAACTACACAATCATTAGTAACTGTAGATTTATGTAATAAAAAATTGAATCAGACACTTTGTCCTTACAGTCTTTACGACACATATTTGTCTCAATCTTTATCAAATGCTAACTTCCACGAGACAGTTCCATTTGAAGAAGTAATCTTGACGGATATTTCAAACAGAATTGCTAACCAAGTTGAAAAACAACTTTGGCAGAACACTACAACTACTGGTGGAACTTATGGTTCTGCATGTTTCGCAGGTGTTGGTCAGTTGGTTACATCAGGTAATGGGGCTACCCAAATCGCTTACTCTGCGGCTACACCTTCTAATGGTTTAGATGTATTCACAACTATCTACCAAAACATTCCAGCGAATGTATTGCACATGGATGACTTGGTGATTTTCACATCATACTCTAACTACAGAGGATTAGTTGCATCTATGAGAAACAACTCATTCGTGAACTTGTTTACTATGGATACTGCGGGTTCTACAAGTGGTGAAGATTGGTCGTTGATGTTACCAGGTTCAAATGTTAAAGTTATCCCAACTGTAGGTTTGGATGGTGTTAACGCATACTACGCAGGTCCTGCATCTTACTACATGGTAGGTATGAATGCTGAAATGCAGACAATCAAATCTATCTATGACCCATTTGAGGACATCGTGAAAATCAATGCACACGTTACTTACGGATTAGGAATATTTGATGTAGCATCTTTCTGCGTTTGTAAGTAATCCATAAACTATTAACTTATAAAGAAATAGAAAATTATGGCAGCATGTTATATTAGTACAGGTTATACTTTAGATTGTAGAACCTCAAGTACTGGAGGAATAAAAACGTTATGGGTGCTCGGTGGATTAGGCAATTCAATCACAGGTTATACTGTAACCAATAGTGAAGTATCAGCAATCGGTGGTACTGGAACTTGGTTTAAGTTTGAATTACCAAAACAATCAGGTTCTTTAAGTGAAACTTTGGGTGTAAACACTACATCTCAATCAGTAACTTTCCAACCAGAGGTGGTAGTAAACTTACCAAAACTTAATACTCAATTAAGAGATACTTTCGTAGATTTGGTATCACAAAATGAAATCTACGCTTTGATTGAAGATAACAACAACAGATACTGGTTAGTATTCTTGGATAATGGTGGTTTAGTTACTGCTGGTTCATTGAATACAGGTCAGGCTTACACTGACTTGAACGGAGCAACAGCTCTTACAATGACAGGTGGAGAACCTACCTCAATCAGAGAAGTGTTAGTTACAACAACTATCGCAGCAGTATTCACTGCGGGTGGTTTCACATTCCAATCGTAAAAAAAACAAGATAATTATAGGGGAGTTAAACGCTCCCCTTTTATCTTAAAGCCAAGTATATTTATTAAAGATGCCACCAAATCCGTATAGAAGACAACCGAACATCAACGACATGATGTATCCAAAAGGTTCAAAACAGCCAAGACAAGTGTGGGGTGCTGTAATGAATGTGTATAAAGCACCACCATCAGATGTTGTGGTAACGCCAACTCCTACACCTTCACCGACCACGACTTTAACCTCTACGCCTACACCTTCACCTACCACCACTTTAACAAGCACACCTACACAGACATCTACACCTACTAATACTTTAACATCAACGCCTACACAAACTCAAACACCAAGTAATACTCCAAACCCATTATGTCCTCAACAATTAGATATTGTTGGTGGTCCTTTGTATCCAGGTATAACAGGAACATATAATAGATTATCTGTTGCTCCAACACAAACATTTACATCTGGTTATATCCAACAACAAGGAAGTCCTGATACTTTTGTTTTTGGTACAGCACCTGATGGAAAAAATTACGCAGCGTTTGGATACCAAGCAGGTGGAGCCTCATATATGTTTGCTCGTAATTTTAACGGTGCCTCAGGTTTAGGATGGGTACAATATGTGACAAGTGGTGGATATTTGTATGAAGGTGGAACAATCGCTCAAGTTGGAGGTTCTAATACTAACACAGGATTTTTATTTGATGGTAGCGTTTATTATCCAGCAACAGGACAATTCACCATTGGTGCGGGAGCTAATTATTATTATTTATCATATCCATTAAGTTGTCCTACACCGACGCCAACATCTACACCTACACAGACATCTACACCGACAACGACTTTAACATCTACGCCTACACCTTCACCTACCACTACTTTAACCAGCACACCTAATCCTACAACAACTCCTACGCCTACAAATACTCCAAGTCCATCAGCACCAGCATCAGGAACAACAGAAGCAAATGAGTTCTTGGCAAGAGTTGTGGCAACAGGAGGAACATTAAACTCAACCATATCTGCGGCAACACAAACGATGTTTACCTCGTTAGTTTCAACAGGATTGTGGGAAGATATATCAATATTCTATCCAATTATCGGTGGTGTTGCTAACGCTCACTCTCAAGCAGCAGGACAACAATATAGTTCATCTTATAACGGAATATTTAATGGTGGGGTAACCCATAGTTCATCAGGTATGACCTTTAATGGTGTGAATGGATATATGGATACGAATTGGGCTCTTACAAATCAATTAGGTTCAACATCATTAGTATCTATTGGAGGATATACAAACACTACTTATGTCGAATCTTTGATGGGTTGTTTGAATGGGGATGCTTCAACAATTACTCAATTACGATTAGATGTCCCTGTAGGTCAAATAGCACCACAACCAGGAACAACTTTGGCAGGAGCCAACACAACGGCTATGACTGGTAGTTCAGGAACATTTATCACTTCAAGAACAGGAACAACGGCAACATTTGTATTACAGAATAATGTTATTACAAATCTAACTCAAGCATCAGGTTTAACTGACTCAAATAGGGTGATGTGGGTTGGAGCAAGAAACTATGCTGGTGCTCCAGCATACGGAACAGGTAGAGTGGCATTTGTATTTATGGGTAGAACTTTAACCGCAGCAAAGGCAACGACCTTAAAAGGTATAATACAAACATTCCAAACAAGTTTAAGCAGACAAGTATGATACAAGTAGGATTATTAACAATACCCGAAAAAGATTCTTTATTGGGACACAAATATAACGAAGACACATATTTTAATCCAGTCCAAGATACAAATACAAATTGGATAATTTCAACTCAAGAAATTGACTATTGTATAAATCCTGATTTTGATTGGGTTAAACAATTACCTTTAATTGAATGGACTGGTCCATATATTCCAAGTATATCAGGAACAACAGGTTATGTTGGTTCATAAACAAGTAATAATGGATGGTGTTCAATATGAACATTATCAAATAAAAAAGATTGAGTGGGACTTGGAAACTTTAATCATAGGGGTTATGGTAATCTACTACGATAATGAAAACAAGTTTGGGTCAAGAATAAAAACACACTACTTCAATGTTGGAAACGAAATTGATGTTGATGATTTAATAAAACAAGTAAAAGACATTCATGCCACAGGTATTTTATAGGAAAAAGTTTAGTGATTATCTTGGAGAACAACGAGCGATAGATGATATTGTTCAATTCTTTCAACCTGATGGTGGAGTTACACCAACACCTACTCCTGTACCTGTAACACCTACGCCTACTCCAAGTATTACACCTACTAATACAAATACTCCAACAACAACTACAACCCCTACGGTTACACCTACGAACACCAATACTCCAACCAATACAGCAACTCCTACACCGACTTTAACAACAACACCAACTAATACCCCAACCTTAACTCAAACACCAACACCAAGTCCTGGTCCAGCGTTTGACCCTGACGCTTCTTTATATCTTGCTGATGTGTTAAATGAAGGGGGAACATTAGATGCCACAATTTCGGGAGCAACTGATACATTATTTACATCATTAAAATCAAATGGACTTTATACTAAATTAGATGTATTTTATCCTATGTTGGGGGCTACATCAGGTTCAACAGCCTTGATGGGTAAAAGAGTTTCTGGAACAACATACGATTTAAATTATAATGGTGGTTGGACTTTTAATTCAAGTGGAGCAACACCAAACGGAACTACGGGTTATGCTGACACATCTTATCCACCAAATCTACAAGGACAAAATAATATTCATATGTCCGTGTATAATACACAGGAAAGCACGGGTAGTAGAGTTGAAATGGGTTCAACATCTGCGGGTAGTGATATACAAATTGTTTCTAATTTTGGTGCTAATAATTATTCAGCGATAAATAATGGGGGTCAAGTCGGAGGTCCAATAACAAGTTCAGGATTTATTGTAATATCAAGAACGGGAAGCACAAACTTTAATTATTTCTTAAATGGTTCTAAAACAACAAAAGGACAAAGTAGTATTCCACCAAATAGTTTTAATGTGTATATTGGTTGTAGAAATAGTAGTGGAACTCCTGAATACTATGATACAAAACAAAAAGCATTTGCATCTATTGGTAGTGGTTTAAGTGATGCTGATGTTGCTAATTTAACAGCAATAATAAACACCTTCCAAACATCATTAGGAAGAAATGTATAAGATATGATAATACTAAACGAAGGATACAACAACGCAAATGCAACCTGTTCAAGAAACAAAAACTTGACTGGTTCTGTTTGTTATTTGTTCAGTTTCAAACACAAACTATCTCAAGAGGTTTGGAGGCTCGTACCATACAGAATACCACCAAGTGTGGGATATGCTCCTGGATACGATTTATTTAGTATTACAATAGACCCCAATCAACCTGAAGCATTCTTGACTGGGGCAACAACAACAGGACAAACAAATGTTCACTTAATTGAAGGTGAGTATTATGTTAAAGTGTGGGAACAATCCTCATCTTTATCAGGAAATACAAACCCCAATCTTGCCTATGATGTTGTTTATGAGACCATTGCTCAAGTTAACTATTCAGGGAACACTAACCCTATCACTTACTCTGGAACAAGTGATATTTATAAAATATACGAAGGATGATAAATATTGAAAAACTAAACTTTGGTGTAAACACCATAACATCATTTCAAGAGGTGATTACAAAGGGACAACCTTTTGTATCTTGGGGTGTTGATAACTTATTTCCAAATGAGTTGTATATGTTATTGGACGCATCACCAATCCACAATTCTGCCATTAGAGCCCGTGTTGATAATTCTGTTGGTTCAGGATACATCAATGACTACAAGATAAACTCAAAACAATATATCAACGATGTTGCCAAACAGATGTTCTTTGAGTTAATTGTTACAGGTAATTTGTTCTTGGAGGTTGTATGGAGAAAAGACAGGTCTCAAGGACTTGCAGGTTTCCATGTTATCCCATCAAAGTATATGAGAGTTCATAGACCTGATGCACCAGGTGAACCATCAACAAAATATCTTTATTCAAGAGATTGGGCTAATTGGAGAAAAGGGGCTAAAGTTATTGAGTTCAGTGAGTTTGACCCAACTAACTACACAAACAGACAGATAGTACATATCCGTTCTTATGGTCCTCAAAGTGAGTTCTATGGTGTTCCATCATATCTTGCTTGTATTAACGATATTAAGTTAAACCATGAGATTACTGTGTATAACCTTGCCAACATCATTAACGGGTGTTCTATGGGTATGTGGGTTCATTTTAATCAACCACCACCTGATTCAGAGTATGAACAGAACAACATCTTGAGAAAGATTGAAGATAGATACATGGGAGCCGAAGCGGCAAACAGGGTGATTATATCTTATGGTGAAGAAGGACAGAAACCTGATATTACCCAAATACAAACAAATGTTGAAGATGGTTATTTCTCATCCATATTTGAATTGGTTCAACACCAAATCTTATGTGGTCATAACATACCCGATGCCTCAATTATTGGTTTACCACAAAGAACTGGATTCAGTTCATCAGCAGACCAGTTGGAAACAGGATTTAAGTTGTTCTTATCAACAAGTATTTATCCAACACAAAAGTTCTTAAATAGAGAATTAAAACCTATTTTAGAGTTAATATATCCTGGTCAAGAAATTGACTTAACCGTAACACAAAACAACATCATATAATATGGCATACAATGTTTTATTCATATCAGAACAAAAGTTAAAGGACAACACACCTATCACAGATAATGTGGATTCAAGTGAGTTGAGATTTGCGATACAACAATCCCAAGCAATTCAATTACAAGAAACTCTTGGTACAAACCTTTACGAATATCTGTTAAAGATTGTTGATGATAATACAGTCAATACTGATATCAACTTGATTAGATACAAAGAGTTGTTGAATAACTATGTTCAACCTACCTTGATTGCTTGGAGTTATTATTTGGCTTTGGACAACTTTTGGGTTAAGTTCATGAATGTTGGATTGGTCCAAAATAGAAACGAACAAGGTAATGCTGTTGACTTAAAGACATTACAATATCTTAAGAACAACGCAAAGAACCAAGCAGAGTTTCAAGACAACTTGATGAGAAGACACTTGTTATTTAGAAGTGGATGGTATCCTGAATACTTCAGCGGGAACTTAAATAACGGTGAGCTCCCCCCAGAAACAGATTCAGCATTTAAGTCAAATATGACTTTACCTGGTTGGGGTGTATCAAGAAATAGTGGATGGAATGCAAACTTTAATATGATGGGACCATTATGTGCTGGTTCAGGTTTTCCGACTTGGTATGGAAATAGTTCTAATTCACCTAATAAGTTTTAATTAAAGGTGTTTCCATTTTTTGTTATTAACAATATTTGATATTGTTGCAATAGAAACATTATATTTTTTAGATATTGGAGTTAAACCGTATTCAATATGATGTTTAATAAAGTTATTTTTTACCCAAATAACATCACATTCTTTTAATTTACTTTGTAAGTTTTTTTCACCTGTTTTATTTATACGACATTTTTCACTAAAACCTTCAGGTTTTAATTTACCTTTCATAACTAAAGAATGTTCTGGTCTTTTTTTACCATAATGTGGTGATAATTGACCTTTTTTACCATACATAGGATTGTTTTCACCTTTAGCAATACCTTTCTCAATTCTTGTTTTTGATACTTTTAACGAATGTTCTTTTTTTATTTCAGGAGATAGATTTGATAAACCTTCACCACCATCTGTTAAATTACAAAGTATACCTGTTTTTAAATCTTTTCTACCATATTTTTGAATATAGAACATTTCTAATTCACAGGCACTTTCTCTTGAGATTTTATTATGGATAATTTCAACTTTATATCCAACTTTTTCGACAATATTTTTCCAAATAGGATTTCTACCATAAAATGAGTAGGCCCTTTTTTCTTCTTTACCAATACCAATATAAAATATTTCATTAGTATCTAATCTTCTGTGTTGATATACGATTGCCATAACACTACAAATATAATAAAAAAATCCCAACTTTCGTCAGGATTTATCATTTAATTGTTTCAAGGCAATTTCTGTTAACCTAATATCCATTTCAAGATATGTTGGTATTTTTTTACCAAGTGAAACAAAAGTTGCTTCTTTAACCTTTAATGAGTTTAACTTTTTTGTAAAGTACTCAATTTTTTCATCGTTCATTTTTAAGATAATTATCAATTACATCTAATCGTTGTCCTATTTCTTTAGTATAACCATTTTCAACGTAGTCAACAACTACATTGGTTATTGAAATTAGTTCTTTTAATGTTAAACACTGATTACATGTGTT